CCAGCTTTTGTAACACTAAATGGAGCACTATTAAATGTAGAATTACCTAATTGTATTCCTTCGTCCCCGTCTGCAATAAAAATATTATTGCCAGAACCCAATGTTATTCGTTTTCCACTTGGATCAAGAGTAAAGTTTGTAGCAGTCAATGTATTAGTACCTAATGTAAACCCACCTATTGTTCCTGATACAGCTTTTAATACTCCTGCTTTTGTAACACTAAATGGAGCAGAAGCAAAAGTTCCGTTGCCTAATTGAAGACCAACATCACCGTCGACTATGAATATATCTGTGCCGCTGCCTAATGTTATGCTTTTTCCAGATGGATCAATAGTAAAATTAGTTGCAGTTAATGTATTTGTCCCTAATGTAAATCCTCCTATAGTTCCACCATCAAATAATACCTTAGAACCAGTTATCTGGCCTGTTGCCCCTTTTAAATTTAAAGTGCCTCCGGATGATTCTAAATTTGTACCAATATCAAATCCTCCTATAGTACCTTCTTGAGCTGTAATTTTTCCTGTAATTTGAGCTGCGGATGCTGTTATTTGTCCAGATGCGCCTTTTAATTTAAGAGTACCAGCTGCTGAATCTAAATCTGCTCCTATATTAAATCCACCAATTGTACCTTCTTCAGCTACAATCTTTCCTGAAATTTGTGCATTAGATGCTGTTAAATTACCTGATGCTGAAAGAATTAATTTGCTATTAGATGATTTGATACCAACTGAATCAATAGTAAATCCAGCTATGGTACCAGCGGTGTTTGCTGTAATTGTATTTGCTACAATGTCGCCTGTAATATTAGCATTAGATGCTGTTATATTACCAGATGCTGAAAGAATTAATTTACTATTCGAAGATTTAATACCAACTGTATTAATGTTAAAACCGGCAATTTCTCCGCCATCAAATAATACATCACTTCCAGTTATCTGTCCAGAGTCTTTTAATCTCAAATTGTTATTAGAAGATTTAACCTCAGTTGCAGACAAAGTGAACCCACCTATTTCCCCGCCATCTAATAATACATTAGATCCAGTTATTTGCCCCGAAGCGCTCATGATTAATTTACTATTAGAAGATTTAATACCAACAGAGTTAATAGTAAATCCTGCAATTGTTCCAGCTGTATTTGCAGTAATGGTATTTGCTACAATGTCACCAGTTATTTTAGCATTTGACGCAGTCATATTTCCAGAAGCTGATAATATTAGTTTGCTATTAGAACTTTTTATTCCAACCGAGTCAATATTAAAACTAGCAATAGTACCAGCTGTATTAGCTGTAATAGTATTTGCTACAATATCTCCAGTTATTTTTGCATCAGATGCAGTAATTTGTCCAGATGCAGAAAGAATTAAACTTTTATCTGCACTAGCAATTGCTATAGTATTTATATTAAATCCAGCAATAGACGCTGATCTAAATATAGCTAATCCTTCTGAAGATATAGATGCAGAAGCTTCTGTTGCATCTAGGCCGGCTGGGACTAATATGCTATTTGCAGAAACAGTGCCTTCAATAGTAACATTATTTGTTATACGTCCTCCTGCCATTAAAAAATTAGAACCAGTTATCTGGCCAGATGCAGAAAGAATTAATTTACTATTTGCTGATTTTATACCAACTGAGTCTATATTAAAATTTGCAATGGTACCGGCAGTATTTGCAGTTATTGTATTTGCGGTAATATCTCCAGTTATTTGGGCGTCTGAAGCTGTTATCTGTCCTGAAGCTGACAGAATTAATTTACTATTCGAAGATTTAATACCAACTGTATTAATATTGAATCCACCTATATCTCCAGAAGTTGCTGTTACATTACCAGATAATTTAACATCACCAGACGATGATAAATGAAAATTAGAAGATGAAATTTCAATATTACCATCTGATCCAGATACAAATTGAGCAGTTGATCCAAAAAAGAATGTTGGTACTTCCATTACTAATGCACTACCAGAAATTTTTCCTATTGATTGTCCTTCAAAATTACCATCAATTAATTGTAATGTAGATGCAGTAACTTGACCGGTAGCTTTTAATCTTAAACTACTATCAGCTGATCTAATTTCGTTTTCATTAACAACAAACCCAGCTATGGATGCTGATTTAAATGTTGCTAACCCAGTTGCAGATATGGATGATGATGCATTTGAGTCAGTGGATGGAGATCCTGCAATTGTTGCTGGAGTTCGAATACTATTTGCGGTTACAGATCCTAATATAGTAACTCCGGCTGTTATAGTACCACCTTCCAATAAAACTTTTGATGCTGTTATTTGTCCTCCGGATTTTAATCGAAGTTTTTGATCTGCGGATCTAATTTCTTCTGTATTAACTACAAACCCTCCTATAGATGCAGATTTAAATATAGCTAATCCTTGATCTGATATAGATGATGATGCGTTCGCTGCAGTTGACGGCGATCCTCCAATAGTTGCTGGAGTTAGTATGCTATTAGCTGATACTGACCCTAGTATAGTTACATTATCAGTAATCGTTCCGCCTTCAATTAATATTCTAGAAGCTGTTATATCTCCATTGGGTTGTATATGGTATCCAGATGAAGATATTTCCAATTGACCGTTAGCTCCACTTATAAATTGAGATGACGGTTCTCCAAAAAAGAATGTTGGAGTGTGTATTGAAACTGCACTTCCACTCATTACAATTGTTTCAGTTCGTATATCTAATTCACTAGTTCCATCTGATCCACTAGTTCTAAATCTAAAATAATTATTTTCATCAGCAACTAATTCTAATCCAACTCCGCCATATGAAGTTCCTGTTTGATTTGGTAAGGCTGACCCAGAATAAATTAAAAATCCAGCTGCTCCAGAGCCTGTTGCTTGATTAAATCCAGAATATGGTAATGACCGTATAAATCCAGTATCTTTTAATCCAGATATATCTATTCCAGAATCTAATGTATTGGCAACAAATAATGATCCAGTTAATAAAGAAAATCCTCCGTCTATATATCTGTTTCCGCCTTGAAATGATTTATAATTAACAAAACTTATATTTTTACTTTTATCTCCAGCTGCGTTATAATATTCTAATTTAAAATTTATTTGATTATCACTTTTATGTTCAACTGGAATTAATGTTCTTAATCTAGTATAATTTTCTGTAAAGCCAAATTCTGAATCTGATAATGTTTGTATATTTGATAGTTGCCATTGGCCATTTTCTATAACAAATAATAATGATGCTAATCCATTTTGATCTGCTAAGAATGAAAAGTTTATATCGTCATACCGCTTATTAGTTGCAGTAGTTTTAACTTCTCCAATTTTTTTACCTAATTTAATTGGTAATTCTAGATTAAGTATGTCAGTACCATCATAATTAAAAGAAGACCCGGATAAATATATTGATATTTTAGAATCTTGACCTGAAATTAATTGGGTTCCTATTGCGTCAAATGAAATCTTATATTCAGAATTTTCTACAAATACTCCTTGTAAAAAATCTTTAGTTTTAAAAACATGTACGTTATTGAATCTAGATATATCAGTTGAACTACTAATAATTACTGCATCCATTAATGAACTAGTAGACCAAACCAATGAAGGACCGGTTGTTTCTATATTATTTAAAAAAGTTTTACTTTCCCAATATGTATCAATTATATTTTGGGATGTAAGGAATCCAACTGATACGTCTGGCAATACTGAGCCGGTGGCATCAACAAAAATTTCAGTGGGAGTTAAATCAATATCATTTAATAATTCAAAATCACCAAATGATCCATCATTTTTTCCATATAGTTTTAAACGACTAACATCTCCAGTACTTGGATCTAGATTTTTAACTTGCATTAATGCAAAAGATTGTGAATTTTGTGTTACTGTATAATTAGGAGTAACATTATATTGAATTGAAAATGCAGAATCATCAAAATTATTATATACTTGTTGTGATAAACTTTGACTAGTTAAAAATACATATGGCGACTCTAATGTTAATGATGTATCATTTAAAACTTTTGTAATCTTAGATGTGTATATAGGAATTGTTGCTGGGGCTATATTTGGTATTGGAAGAGGATTAACTGGAGATGTAACTGTTAAGGTTCCACCTGCCATATCTGAATTAAATTTACCTCCAGTTAATAATAATTTTGAATTATTATTTCTATTAATATATCTTACAGTACCAGTTGTATACGTAGCTACTTGTGAGCCTCCTGTATATGATCTATCTAATTGTACCCCAATCTGTTCTTCTATTATAATAGTTGGATCTTGAGTAAATATAATCTCTTCATTATTAATAGATGCTGGAGAAACTGATACTTTTTTTGTCCAGAGTGTATTAATTTGTCCAATGAATCTACTTGGCACATCTTGATTATTTAGTTTAGATAATTCAGTACCTAATACTACTGTCGCATCTCCTTCTGAAGTATCTGGATATATATAGATTACAATTACCCTAGAACCATCATCTTCTAGGTAATTTATTATTTCATTATATATTGGATCGTTGTTTGAATCTGTGATAGATATTTGTAAGACAGAGCCTACACTTAAATTCGAAGGATTACCTTGTAACTTAATTATATTTTTTCCTGCAGTTAATGTGCTAGGAAATTGTGTTATTCTAAATACGTCGGGAGAGGTACTAGAAGTGTCATTAAAAAATATATTTCTATTACTTAAATCCGGATTGGTTAGTATTCGTTTTTTTGCCATTTGAACATACTTCTTCTTTTTAATAAATATTACGTATGTATAATCTGGCTAAAATTATCTATCTTATTTACTTCTATTAAATTATCTACCATATCACGCATAGATTCTACATGTGATATAATAATTGAAAAATCAAATTTAGTTCTAAAATATTCAAATAAATTTGATACTGATGCTATATGTTCTCTATCTAAACTACCCCATCCTTCATCTATTGCAATAAAGTTAGGTCTAGGTAACGCAGAAACATTAATTAAAGCTACTCTAATTGCTAATGAACTCATAAATCGTTCCATTCCAGAAGTTAATTCCAATGCCCAGAAATTATCTTCATCATATATAATATATCCATTAATATTTTTGCCATCTGTATTTAATACCATATTGAAATCTACAACTTGATCTAGCACATTATTTATTTCTGTTTCTATTTTAGGTAAAGCTTTTTTAATTAATTCATATGGCACGCCATCTCTTTTTACAGAACGTAAATAATATTCATATGCTTTATATTCAGTTTCTAACTGTTTATATGTTTCCAATTGTTCTAATGCAGTTTTCTTTTTAATTTTTGCAACTTCTATTTCACCATGGTTTGATTTAACTTTATTAGTAATATTTTTTAAAGTATCTACAATATCAGTTATTAATTTCTTTTTATTTTTAATTTTTTCATCTATTGATTTATTATGAATAATAGCAGTTTCATTCTTTTTAAATAGTTCTTGACGTTCATTAGTTGTTTCTAATTCAGATTCTTTTGTTTGTAAATCACTTTCTAACACTTGTAATTGTAATTCAAATTTTTCTAATTTATTAGATAAGTCTATGTGTTCCTGATATTTTAAAATTATATCTTGTATTATATCACGGTTTGTTTGTAAATCAAATTGTTTTGTAAACGCAAGATCTGCTAATTTTTTATTTTTTGGTAATTCTATTTTTGCTTCTTCTGCTTCTTTAACAAAAATATTATCAATACAATATTTGCAAGTATGATCATATTCATGTGTTACTAAATGATCTATTTTTTGTTGTTGTATTTTAATTAGTTGTTCTAATTGTGTAAGTTCTTTTGTTACAATTTTTATATCTTTATTTAGTATTTCTTTTTTATTTTTTTGTAAATTTAATTGGTCAATTGATATTGATTCAATTGAATCATTATTTAGCAAAGTAATTTTATTTTCAAATTCTTTTATTGATATTTCTATATTTTCTATGTTATCAACTAATTGATTTTCAGTTTTCTCTAGATCAACTATATCTGGACCATCATATGACATTGGTTGTTTTGATTCAATCAATTCAACAATTTTATTTTGTACATTATTTCTAGAATTTTGTAAATCATTATCATTTTTTTCTAATTCAATTATAGTATCTTGATTGTCAATAATAATATCATCAGATTCTTTTATAATAGAACCAAAGTCTATTTTTTTATATTCTTTTAATTTGCCGGCTGTTTCTTTTATATCTTCGGATGCTAAGTGATATAGCTGTTCAAATACTGTGGTATCTAGAAATTGCGATAATAAATCTTTTCTTTCTCTTTGTGATTTTTCTATAAAATTATTATTATCAGCTTGTAATGAAAATGCCGTTAAAATAAAATCATCATATGTTCCTAAATATCTTCGTATACTTTTATTTGTATCACTTCTTTCTTCTCCATTTAAATTTTCAGTTTCATTATAAAAATTGACATTAACTTTAACATGACCATGTTTTAATGTTATTCCTTCACGTTCAATTGTGTATAATACATTATTTAGTTTAAATTTAAAAATACCTTTAAATCCAGATCTTTTATTATTTAAAACTTCTTTTGATTTACTTGTCTTACTACATTTATCAAAAATTGTATATATTATAGCATCTAAAAAAGATGATTTGCCAGATGCATTTGCTGCAAATAATCCTATAACATCAGATAATTTAGAAAAATCTACTTTATTTTTTTCTCCATATGAAAACATATTATCAAATTCAAACGATACCGGATACCATGTTACGTTTCTAACTGATTCTAAAACAGGTAGTTTAGAATTTATTGTTCTATTAATATGTCTAATTGCATCTAATTCTTTTTTATTGGCATCTGGATAATTTTCATTTATAAAATTTGTTATTAAATTATTTTGATGCTCTACATCACGAACATTACCTATTGCAATAGATCCATTTTTGTTACTTTCAATATGATTTGCAGTACGTTGTATTGATATATCTTGAACTTTATATTTTTTTCTAATTGTAGCAATTAATTTTTTAATATCAGATGCATCTGTGTCAGTAAATTTAATTCTAACTCTAGGTTTTGTAGGTACTCTATGCGGAGATTTTTTAATTTTGCCTTTTTCTACTTCAAAGGTAACATATCCATAGTCATTTTGTATTTCAACAAATTCTGACGTACGATCTGGAAGATCCCATACTAGTATGCCATGATTAAGAACTTCTCCGTGATTTTGTTGAATTAATGATCCAGGATATCCAATAGTTTTTTGAGTGTTTAAGAATTGTGCAGGTTTGTGTATATCGCCTAGTAATGTTAAGTCATGTCCTTCGAACAAATCGGTAGTAACATGTTCATTAGATATTTTAAATCCAATGTCAGTTTTAGCATTATGTACAGCTCCATGATGTAATGCAATTTTATATGCAGCTTTATATTCTGATGCATTAATATAATTTTTAGGTGCAACATCTACTGCCATATGATTAAATACAACGCCGGCCATTTCAAATAATCCATTCTCTTTTATAAAATGAATATTTGAATTTTGTATTACATCTAATATTGGAGATAATGCATCCATACGATATAAATTATTTAAATTCATATCATGATTTCCTAACATTATAATCGTGGGTATTTCAAATCCATTAAAAAATCTAGTAAGCATATTTATTAGCTCAGGGGACATATCTAATTTAGAATGCACTATATCACCAGTTACTACACATATACTATTTCTTGTTGAATGTTGTGCTAAATATAGAAATAAATTTTCAAAAACTTCTGTATATTCTGTATGTCGTTTTAATGTTCGGATGTGTATGTCTGAAATATGAAATATTTTATCGATATGTGTTATTGTAGTATTTAGTTTTTTTATTTCCATAATAGATTCATTCTTAATTCCATTAATCTTTCAAATGAAAATTTATAAGTATCTTGTATTTGTTTTGTAATATATTTATATCCTAATTCGTTAGGATCTTTGTCTTTTAATTCAATAAAGTATACATTTAATCCTTCTGCCATAAATCGTTCTGCAATTTTTAATGCATTTCGTATTGCGTCGTTGTCTAGACAAATGTATACATCTTTGACACGCTCTTCAATAATTTTCTTTTGTAACATTGGTTGTATTATTTTTCCAAATAATGGTATCGCATTACGTTTTATAGTAATTGCATCAAATGACCCTTCACATAATATTATAGGTTCAGTCCAATTAATTAACATTTCAAAACCAATTATATCTTTTGAAACTTGTGGATTTTTATGTTTTTGAGTATCATGTTTATAAAAAGCTCTAGATACAAAATAATTTAATTGACCGTCTGCATCGTAGCTAGGTATAATAATTTTACCAGAGTATTGTCCATTTTCAGCATATCCAATTCTATATTTAATAATGTCAAATATAGAAACTCCCCTATGTTTTAAATAATGTATTGCATTTCTATAATCAGGCGTATTTTTTGTTATCCATAATGGTTTATATTCATCTGGTAATTTTATAGTATACTCTTCTTGTTTTGTCTCTGTATTTCTATATTTGGTTATTTCAATTAATTTATTTAATTTTTCAAATGTTTGTCTGGGAACTTTTAATTGTTTAAATAAAGTTAATATACTTCTACCTTTTTTATCAGATATCCAACAATGCCATGGGTTTTGACCTTCAGATGTTGTATTTAAGTTTACTTCTAACTTAGGCTTATAATGAGAAACAAATGGAGAAAAAAATGCAATATTATCGCCTGATGTTTGTTTACCCTTACCTAATACTGATTCTAACAGTTGAAGTAGTTTTAGGTTTGTCATATAATAATATTATAAGAAAATTTTAGTATAATTCAAAGAATTTGGATTACTATATTATAAGTTAGACACAATACATTACATTATCGGTCTAACGATTCATCATTTAATAAATTAACATATATTAAAAGATTTCATCTTTATATTAAATACATACTTACATAAAAAAAATAATAAAAATATTTCAAAGATCAAACCATTAACTAAAAAAATTATTTATAATTGGCTGTTCATCTATTTTACAACACTCATTGAACCATTCCGTTGGCATATCTTTTTTTGCAACATGTTTAATTCCAATTTTTAAAGCATATGCTTCATATGTTGTTTTTGATCCTTTTGATATTTTTTGATTTGGATTTTGAAATATTATTCTTAAATCTATATCAGGATTAGAAGCTAATATGTTTTTCATTTTTTGTCTATCAGTACTAGTCCATCTTCCTTTTGTTTCAATATACATTAAAATTCCGTTCTTTTTTGTAAATATAAAATCAGGTGTATATTTTGAATTTTTCTGTGGAACTATATATTGTAACGTTTCTGTTTCATAGTTTACAGGATATTTTGCTTCTTTTATTTGATCTGCTACTTTTAATTCTAATCCAGATCTATAACCATATTTATATGCTGCTTGCCGTTGTTTACTTCCAGTAGTATGCCAGTGATTTTTTTTCATAACTTTTTTCTTTTTTTTTACCAATCAACCATTACTAAATTACCATTCCAGCTCATTATATTGTCTGGTTTAAAATCTAATGATAATTCAAAATCGCCAATTCCGGTATTTTTTACTTGTTGTTCTAACGCTCTTATAAAACTAGATATATTTTCATTTAAATTTCTAGCTCCATCATTATTAAAATAATCAAATATACTAGTTTCAACTCCTTGACTTCTAGCATATTCTTTATAATTTTCATAAAAATTTGAAATTTCTTGTAATATAGTAGAAGATAAATTACTAGCTCGATTCATTATATACATGTTATTCATACTATCAGAATAAACAACTGGTATAAATGCATTAAATTCATTATATCTTCCTACTATAACATCAGCAACTGCAGTTTCGTCTGGTTCTGAAGTTATTTTCATTAATAAATCTTCTCCATTAATACTATATATCTTTCCATTATCTCCAGAATTAAAAAATTTAAATTCTTTATTTTTTATTTTTGATAATAATCTATTAGATTCTTGTACAGATATTTCATTTAATATATTTTTTAATTTTATCATAGTTAATCAAATTCGTTATCGTCTACTATATTTGCAAATCTATCTTGATCTAAATCACATCGTACTAAAAAATTCATATCAATATCATTACGATTTTTTACTGGCGTTGCAAATTTTCCTATAGCTAGTAATTCAGCATATTCATTATATAATCCAATTGTAGTTATATATGGTTCAAATGCACTAGACGTAACATGCGACATATATGTCTCATTATCATCATTTGTTGCACTATGATTAGTTGTTAAATTAAAATCGCCTTGTTCTACTTTACATAATGTTGCAAATTCAAATATATTAGTTGTACTTTTATAACTACCAGAATATGCAAATGATATTGCATTGTCATAACGAATATCTGGACTTGTTATTACAAATAATCCATTTTCATGAAATGCATTTCCAACTCTATTTGTTTGCAATAAGCCGCCGCCTTCTGTACGATCTGCTAATGAATTAACATTTGATTGATTTAAAGCTTTATTATAGATTCGAACTTCATCTAGATATCCATTGAAATAATCAGTACCAGCATGAACTCCTGGAATAAATACTTGATTTCCTCCAAATTTTATAGGGTCTGTATTATTTATAGCTACTGAAGATGTTCTAAAATTGTTTATTTGATCATTACTAAGTAAAGAATCAGATGTTAATGAACTATGTAACGAAGCATTTACATACATTTCCATGGTGCTACCAGTTTTTTGGCAAACAACATGAGTCCAACTACTAGAAACAAATGCAGATGAAGTAATTTGATTATTTAAAACTTTTGTTCCTTGTATAGAAAATACCAATTGGTTACTACCACTTAATTCAATTTTAAACGGATATTGATCACTATCTTTATTTTTTTGTTTTCCTATTATTAATTGATTAGTAGTTCCTGTATTTGATCCACTGTATATATAAAATGAAAGTGCATAATCATGATCTCTATCAAAATAAGCCTTATGTAAATCATTTCTCTCCATATATCCAGATCCTGAAAAATATGCTGAAAATCCAATTGGATTTTTATCTCCGTCTGAATGTGTAACTCCTTTTGGAAATGTAACATTAGAAGCTGTTACATATTTTGTAATTCTACGCAAATCAAAATATTCATTAAATCCTTCATATAATATTTCATCGCCAACAAATGAACTTGTTATAATACCAGAATCAATAATATTTTCATATCTATCAGAATGTAAATTATAAGATCCACTATAAATAAATGAACCTGGTTTAATTGTTAGCCCCATTTGGGTTTGTGGTATACTAAAAACTGAAGCAGATCGGTATAATATCTTAGTAGATTTTTCAGGAGGACATATTAATCCATGAGTTTGTAATGCATTATCTTTATGTTTATAAAATAAATGATTAATGGAATAGTATATATTAAATGGATATGATCCATTCTGATGATTTTTACCGAATGGATTAAGTAATTGTTGATTAAAATAATACGCTTCATTGGTAAACGGATTAATTTCTGGTAATTCTGGTACATAATTTGCTTCCAATGATAAATGGTTATCATCCAAGCTTCCAGATCTCATTGTAAAAGTTTTATTAAGCTGTATTGGAGTAATTTTAGTATCTGATTGTCCTACACGTTTAAATACTTGCGGATATGTTCCGTTTTTATCTCTAATAATGTTTGGCATAATAGTAAAACCCCGCTATATTCTTTTTATATAAATATAACGGGGATAAAATCAGTGATTAATATTCAAGTTTTACACGAATATTTAATTCTCTCTTTTTAGATTTAATTAATGGTTTACTTAATTTTGCAATAGCTAATAATTCTCTAGAGTCATTATATAATCCAACAGTGGTTATATACGCTTTTGGATCACCAATAAAGTCATCTTGGAATATATCACCTTGATCACCAGTTACATATGATGGATTATTAGAATAATTAAAATCTCCATTTTTTACTCTAACAAAATAGAATGTGCTAGAAACGGTTTCTTTGTTTCTTGCTTTAAATCCTTTTTGGCCCTGAACATATGATCCAGATATTGAATGATGTAATCTATAATGATTACTTCCATTTGAATTTGATCCTGTATTAGTTTGGAATCCCATTTTATTATCTAAATTATCACCATCTAAAATAATAGTGCTATGATCACAATATACTTGTCCGTAATATATAGGTGATGCTGGGTTATGTACTCCATTAGCAATACTACCAGAAACAACATAATATACATTACCAGCATCTTCGTTTGAAGCAGATGCTATAGTTGAATCATCAATCAATGTAATAATTAATGCAGAAGCACTTACTTCAACACTACCAGTTGCGTCTAAAGCTGCTGATGAAGATAAAGTAGCTATTGGTAATTCAAAATTTCCTGGATCTAATTTTTCTTTAGTTCTATTTCTTTGGAAGTTTATAACATATATAGAATCGGTACTTCCAGAAGCAGGTGTTAAAAATCTATTAACTCCTTTTGGTAATAATAATTGTTTATATTGACTATAAATAGCTCTCGTTGGTGAATCATCAATACTATCACTAAGTTTAGATCCACTTCCTAATGCATTTCCATATGCTATAGCATATTGTATTGCAGACCCAGTAGCAGACGGTAATTTTTGAAATACATTAACATAATACTGTGATTGAGCAACCGTCATTGATTGTGTAAAATAAGTTCTTAATTCTGTTAAGTTATCACTCCATAATCCAGCCGTTACTATTTCTTTTGTTGCATCTATAACATCACCATTTGCTTCAGATAAATCAAATACTTGAAATGTTTTTCCACCATTTAATATAGCATTTTGATTTTGTATCTGAGTAACATAATCATCAACAGCTTGTCTTTGTATTTCTGCGATAGTAGCTGGAGCTATATCTCCACCAGTTCTAGGATCTTGTACAACTTCGCCGGAGACATTTCCTTGGACTTGACCACCTTGTCCAACAGTAACACCTTCTGAATTAGATAATGATTCTAACTCAGCAATTCTAGCCTGTGCTGTTGCTGCATCTGGAGAAGTTTGTTCAATTGCTCTTGCAACTTCTGGCGAAACAGCTCCTTGATTTGGTAATTTTTTTAAATCTATTATTTTTTTATTCATTAGTTAACTCCTATTAACCCTCTTTGATTATCTTTGATTAGTTGCTAAATTAACAGCTTTTACAGTTAAACTTATACTAGTGCTACCACCAGTTTCATTTCCTACGATCGTAATAGTAGCTGTTTTATCTTTTGATAATTGTTTTCCTACTAATCTAAACGCGCCTTTACTCAATGCTGCCACACTAGTAGCTTCTGCATTTGCAGATATACTAGGTACAGTTGGTAAAATATTACTTGTAATTTCTTGTCCCGCTCCAGGGTTAATTAATGCAGTAGATGAATCAGATAAAATTGCTGAATATCCAAATGTAGAATTTGCATTATTCAATCCAAATGTCGAAGCCTGTATAATAGCTGACTGTCCTGCATTTAATATAATAGCATTTTTGTCTACTTGTACCGTTGGTATTCTTGTTGTAGTATTATTATCTAACGTTAGCAATCTACTTTTCATTGCTTGAGTTTCATCTGGAAGTGCTTCTGTTAATGGTAAATTTTCAATAACTATACCATAAAAGTCAGTACCTAATGAGTGATTTGGATTCCATAAATCATAATCAATTTCATCATCTGCTAACGCAAATTGTGTTATATTAAAAGAACCATCTCCTTTAGCTAGTAATTCACGTCCCTTATTTGTTAAGATTGCGTCTACCGTTACAGAAGTATTATCTAAGTATCCCATTGTTATTTCCTTTTTTTATATAAATATTGCGTTCTTAAAAAAAATGCTATATTATTGTTATTTGTTTAACTAGCCTTTAACATCAAATAAACCTTTACTTCCAGGCGGCTCTATATATAATTTATTACCAGTTGTTACAGAAACTTCAATAACTGGTTTACCATCTGGAGTATCTAGTGAATTAACATTATAATCTGGACTAGATATTTTACAGCCGTTAAATCTATGATTAGCTATCCCGGTAGGAAGATAATCTTGAAATTCAGCTACTCGTAATTCAGACCCAGTAATACCTAATTTATATCTGGTTTTGTTAAATTCTGATAATCTACTACTAGTTATAAATAGAGCTATAGCTTCTGACTCCCAATAAGGAGTAGATGATGTAATAAATGAACTACCTGAAAAAATTATACTAGTATGTGAATATATAGTTCCAACATATGGATCTTTATTAGTTATTAATTTTGCGTTATAATTGACAGCTGTTCCTTCTATACTAAAAAATTCTAAGTTACTATTTTGTAATTTAGTATCATAATCTAGTAATTCAATACCAGTAGCGTCTGGTTTAGTATCAACCGATCCAGAAGCAGTTGTTTGATACGCGCCATTAACTATTGGATTAGTATCAAGTGATGCTGAACCAATAAACATATTAGCTGCTTTTAAAATATTATCTCCAATTATTGGTAATGATGCTGAACCAATAAACATATTAGCTGCTTTTACAAGATTATCGCCTACTACGGGTAATGAAGCTGACGCAAATGATTGCCATTTACCTTTTACAAGATTATCGCCTACTACAGGTAATGAAGATGACGCAAATATCTGTGTTGAACCTGATATAAGATTTGAAATGGGAAATAATTGTGTTATAAAATTGTCTGTTGACCCAGACATAATTTCTTGTTCTATGATTATATCACCTTCGGGATTTAGTCTACTTGCACTTGGAATAATCAAGTCTGGCATAATAACTACGCCTTCGGGATTTAGTCTACTTGCACTTGGAATAACAAAATCAGGTACATGTATTTCAGATAAATGAGTTTGATTTAATTTTGATATTTCTGTTAATACAGTGTCTTTACTTCTTTCAATAATATTTGGTTGTATTAATAATCCTAATATTTTTTCAGATCTAGCAGGTAATAATTGTTCTAATTGTTTAAAAAACGATAAATCAAATAATGAAAATATTCGTAGATATGAATTCATATCATTATTTGTTGCATATTTTTTCCAATAATCTCTTGCCGTATTAATTAGATCTGGATATGAATATCTATTTTCTTTTGCCCGGGGGTCTCCAATTAAATCATCTAATATTGTAAATCCTAATTGAGCAATAATATCATCATTAATCATTGTCTGTGGCGAATAATATACTCCTAACTTACTAGAATCTAAAGGAGCAGTATCAAATCTATTTCTAGTAGCTCTATTTTCTACATTTAATGTATTAATTAGTTCAGTTGATTCAATTCTTACTTTATTATCATCAAATGTTCCGCCACCTAATGATATTCCATCAAAGAAATATGTTTCTTCTATAGAATCATACGGAGTACTATTTGTCCAAGCAGGATAGCCTGATCCAGTAAATGATGCTGATATAGTTGTTTTAATATCAGGTTGAACTCCAGTTAGACTACCAGTAGTAGCATGATTAATTTTTTGAGTTAATGGAGTTCTAAAAACTAATTCGTCATATGCATCAATATTTCCATCATATGCAGAAGGCGCTTTTGTATGATTAGTATATGGAGCATTATTTAAACTGCCGGTCCACATACGTAATTCTTGTACTTGTCCTAATAAACGACTACCTCCCGATGTGCCTCCTATTAATACAGTTCCAGGATTAGAAAAAGAACCAGTTGCCGACGCAGAAACAGTATTGATAATTTTTCCAAATTTTGATTTCTTTGCTAACACTTCAATACTATTATTAGAACCAGTACGTAATAATGCAGTTAAATAGCCGCCTTCAAACATTTCAATCTCAGCTGATGAAGTACCATTAACTTGTATTCTTCCCATTGTTCCTCTAGAAAATTCTAAAGTTACATTATTACCACCTGCAGAGAATAAATTCATTGTTCCTGGAACTAATGGATTCTTTAAAACGTTGTCTGTTCTAAATCTTAATTCAACAGCTCCAATTGTTTGATTGTAATCAACTCTAACAACACCGGTTGTATTTTTAATCAAATCTAATGAATAATCAAAATTTAATTTTTCATATGTTGGCGGTCTTTTGATTCTTGGTCCGCCATATTCTTGAATAGTTATTAATGACTGGGGTACTCCATAACAAGCTAATAATGCTTGTACACTTCGTTTAGTTCCTTTTGATTTTAATAATCCAGGAATATTATTAACAATTCTTCTCCATATACCATATGTGACGTCACGGCCTGGTAATGAAGGATCTCCTTCACTATTTGAACCAGTTAATGGCGTTCCATTAACGTCGGTACCTAATGTATATTCCCATAAATCGGTTGATTGATTACCATTAGTTAACTTCCACCCAAATTGTTTAGCTACAGTATATAATAATTCATTTGGCATACCTTTTTTAGGATGCTCATCTCTAGAATTAATTAAAGTCATTGCATTTATATATGTATATAATATATCATAATGATGACCTAACATGTTAACAAATGTAGACAATTGCTCATTGTTTTCATCTAACAACATGAACTCTGGAATACTTCTTATTAATCGATTATTATTTCTAAGATCATATATAGAAGCACTTTCATGTAAGCCGGCATACCAAGATTCAAAATTACTACTTGTTACAGAATATAACTCATATGGATAAGTACTATTAGATTTAGGATATGGACTTATATAACTGCCAGTAACAAATTCTACGACTGGAGACTCTAACGGAATATCATGAGTAAATATTTTTGAAGATGAATCATAATATAAGTACTGCTCAAATTGATCCATTCCTCCAACTAAATTTGTATACAAGTTATTAAAATCAGTTGCATTTACAATAGCTGCAGATCCAGAAAGTAAAGAAGCTGATTGAGATTGAGCAGTATAGTATTCTAATAATTCAATTTTATATTTAAAATTATCTAAGCGTTCGGTTGCTGAACTATAAAAAACAAAATTATTAAAATCACCAAAATCAATATTTAATTTAATTCCACCTAAACTACCAGAAAAATAACTATCAATTATTTGTTGGGATGTTTGCATTGACGACCCTAATAAGTCGCTCCATGATTTTAAAGTTGTTGAATTAGATGTATTTTGTTCTGCAGATGCGTCCCAATTTGTTCCTTGCAACACATTAAATGTAATTTGATTTAATACATCTGATACAGAAATATTATCTACATATGGTAATTTATTTTCTCTAACAATCCAACATTTAAAATTTTTTTCAACATCATCAGGAAGTGGCTTATATAACTTAACAAATAAATATTTTCCTACAACTACACTATTAACAAATAAATTTGTTTTATTTCTTGAAAAATTTAATAGAAAGTTAACATTATGATCATCTGTTAATGCAGTTTGTATTCCAGCAACGTTATTAATATATTGATTAATTGATAATAAAAATTTTGGATCAGTTTCGTCAATTGCACGTAATCGTACTTCTGTTCTATCTGCAGATATATCATCGATTGCCAATAATGGGGCATTATAACTTCCAAGTATATTTTGAAAAAAGTTTAATATTATTCTATAATTACCAGACGTTAATTCTAAGTTTTTAAGTTCTTGACTTAAATTAAATTTAACAGGACTTGTTAATTGTATTTGAGCTCCAGCTTCAGTAAAAGCTGCTTGATCAAACTCCTTAAGGTCTACTTTGTGTTTTCCAGTAATCCATGTATCTCCAGAATAAACATGAAATTCATTTGATGCATTTTTGGTACCTAAATCTACTTCACCATATTGAAATAATGATGTTTTAAATAAATCTAGATCATTTGCATCATATCTTTCAGCATTAGTTGCCTTTGATTCATTTAAAAGTTTATCTTTATTTGTATATTGTGTTAACAT